AGCAAGGTCTATTAACTTTATTACATTGAACTTTATAGCAACACGTACTGGGGTTGAATTCTCAGAAATAAGTGGACAATAGGAGAGGTAAGACATGGCTATTTTAGGAATAGATGATTTTAAATCAAAGCTTACTGGTGGAGGTGCTAGAAGTACCTTATACAAAGCTACTGTAAACTATCCATCATTTGTTGGTGGCGACGTTGAGCTAACATCATTTTTAATTAAGGCATCACAATTGCCTGATTCAACATTGGAAGAACTACCAGTTCCTTTCAGAGGTAGAATATTAAAGATGGCAGGTTCAAGAACTTTCAGTGACTGGACAACTACAATCATTAATGATACTGATTTTAGAATCAGAAATGATATTGAAAAATGGTCAAATGGTATTAACGAACACAGTGCAAATACTGGGTTTACAAATACAAATGATTATTTTGCTGACATGGTTATAGAACAATTAGACAGAGATGGTTCTGTTTTAAAGAGATATGACTTTAGAGGTTGTTGGCCAAAAACAGTCGCTTCCATTCCAGTAGGATATGAATCTGAAGGAATTGAAGAGTTTGAATGTACATGGGCTGTACAGTATTGGGAATCCGATACCACTTCGTAAGTATAAATACTATTATGGGGAGGGCAACCTCCCCCTAATTTTAAGGATATAATGGCAGAAGATAATAAAAATAATGGAATCTCGATGTTTGGATTCGAGATTACTCGTAAAAAAGATAGAAAACCTGAAAGACCTTCCTTCGTTACTAAAACGGATGAGGATGGCGCAGGTGTTATCCAAGCGGGTGGACACTTTGGAGCATATTTAGATGTAGATGGCGATAAAGCCAAGACCGACATTGATATGATGCTCAAATATAGAGACATCGCATCTCAACCAGAATGTGATGCCGCTATTGAAGATATAGTAAATGAAGCTATTGTGGGAGACCATGATGAAGCTCCAATAAATATCAAGTTAGATGAACTTGATATATCAGATAAAATAAAAGAAATGATTAGACATGAGTTTGATAGCATATTAAGTATGTTAAACTTTGGACAATACGCTCATGACATATTTAGAAGATGGTATATAGATGGAAGATTACCTTATCACATTATTATCGATAGAGATAATCAAAAGGGTGGAATAAAGGAATTAAGATATATTGACCCAACTAAATTAAGAAAAGTAAAAGAAGTAGAAGAAGAAACAGATCAAAAAACTGGTGCAAAGATTGTTAAAAGAGTAGAAGAATACTTTATGTATCAAGACAATCAAATGGGTAAATACAATCAGGGATTAAAGATATATCCTGATGCAATTGCATACTGTACATCAGGTGTAATGGACCCACAAAGAAAAAGAATACTTTCATATTTACAAAAGGCTTTAAAGCCTGTAAATCAATTAAGAATGATGGAAGACTCATTGGTAATTTATAGAATATCAAGAGCTCCAGAAAGAAGAATATTTTATATTGATGTAGGTAATTTACCAAAAGGCAAAGCGGAAGATTACTTACGTGGTATAATGCAACAGTATAGAAATAAATTGGTATATGACGCCAAAACTGGTGATATCAAAGATGATAAAAAACATATGTCAATGTTGGAAGACTTTTTCCTACCAAGAAGAGAAGGTGGAAGAGGTACTGAAATATCAACATTACCTGGTGGAGAAAACTTAGGTCAGATAGATGATATTTTATATTTCCAAAAGAAACTATACAGAGCTTTAAATGTTCCTTTAAATAGATTAGAACAAGAAGCTCAATTTAGTCTTGGTAGAACAACTGAGATAACAAGAGATGAAATTAAATTTAAGAAATTTATTGATAGATTAAGGAAGAGATTCTCAGATTTATTCATGCAATTACTTAAAACTCAATTGTTATTGAAGGGTGTTATTACCAGAGATGATTGGAATAGCTGGAAAAATGGTATAGTATTTGATTATATTGAAGATAACTATTTTTCAGAGTTAAAACAATCTGAAATGATTAGAGAAAGGTTTGAAATGTTGAGTTCCCTCGATGAGTATATGGGTACTTTCATATCCAAAGAATGGGTAAGAAAGAACGTATTACGATTCAGTGAAGAAGAAATTGAAGACATTAACAAACAAATCGATGCTGAGGAGAAAGCTGGAGAGCTGGATATGCCAGATCCAGATGACCCAAGATTCGGTTAAGTTAAGATAAGAATTTTTATAAATAATAACGAGGTAAAATATAATGAGCGTTGAAGAATTAGTAAAAAATTTAAAAGATGGTGACAATGTCGCCGCTGGAAAGGCCTACGATTCCGTTATGGCGGAAAAGTTAAAGGCAGTAATAGATGCTAAAAAAATAGAATTAGCACCTACAATGGTTGGTATACAACCAGTTGAGCCTGAAGTAGAGCCAGCTCCGGTAGAAGAACCAGGAGAAATAGCTCAAGATGAGATTAATAACTGAGTTTGTAGACCACGACCTCGATATATTGATTGAAGCCAATAAGAAAACTGGCGAGAAACAATATGCAATCGAAGGCGTGTTTATGCAATCTGAATCAAAGAACAAAAATGGTCGTATATACGAAAAGGCTACTATGGAAAAAGCCGTAAATAAGTATATAGACGAACAAGTTAAAACAGGAAGAGCAGTTGGAGAATTAAATCATCCGGAAGGACCAACTGTAAACCTGGATAAGGTTTCACACAAAATCAATTCACTGCATTTTCAGGGAAATGATGTTGTTGGAAAAGCATCAATTCTTAAAACCCCAATGGGTAAAATCGTAGAAGGTTTACTCGATGGTGGTGTTAAGCTTGGTGTATCAAGTCGTGGTATGGGAAGTCTTGTATCAAAGAAAGGCGCACAATACGTGGGAGATGACTTTATGTTATCAACTATAGATATAGTTCAAGACCCTTCAGCTCCAAGTGCATTTGTAAATGGAGTTATGGAAGGTGTTGAATGGGTATGGGATAATGGCGTCTTACAACCGCAAGATATTGAATTAATTGAGACTGAAATAAAAAGCACTAAATCGAAGCATCTGCCAGAAGTAGAGATTCGAGCTTTTAAAAATTTCCTCTCTAAAATAAACTCTCAAAATAATAGGGGAATATAAAATGTCAGAAGAGATTTTAAATCAAGAAGCAGAGAGCCCCGCAGTAGAAGAAGAACAACTTCAAGAGAGTCAAGTAGAGGAAACTGTAGAAGTTTCTGAAGATGAGACTCTTGAAGAAATGTCTCACGGTAAGAAAAAAGGTGAAGAGGAAGAAGAACACGAAGAGTCAGTCCAAAAGGAAGAGGCTCCAAAGGTTAACATTCCAAAAACCAAAGCCGGGACTATTCAAGCTGCTGTAGATATGCTCAAAGCTGCTAAAAAAGAAGATGCCCAAAGGCTTTTCGCTAAGATGATTAAAGTCGACGAAGCTGAAGAAGAAGATTCTCTAAAGTCATCTAAAGATGCAGAAAACATGGTTAAGCCAAAATCAGCAAAAGCACCAGTCGCTTCAGGCGCAGGTGATAAGCATGGTGAAGTGGTTAAAGCCAAAGTTGAACAAGCAGATTTTGATGAAGATTTAGATGTCTTAATCAGCGAAGAGGCTACATTATCCGATGGATTCAAAGAAAAGGCTGGAACAATCTTCGAAGCAGTGTTAACTTCAAAATTAACACAAGAAGTAGACAGACTCGAGTCTGAATATGCTTCAAATCTTGAAGACGAAGTAAAAGAAATCAATGACGACTTAGTAGAAAAAGTAAATGCTTACTTAGACTATGTAGTAGAAAATTGGATGAAAGAAAACGAATTAGCAGTATCTAACGGTTTACGTACAGAGATTGCTGAAGAGTTTATGACTTCACTTCAACAAGTGTTCAAAGAACATTATATCGAAGTTCCTGAAGGTAAAGTTGACTTAGTTGATGAACTCAACGAACAAGTTAATGAACTTGAAGAAACTTTAAATAAAACCACAGAAGATAACGTTAAATTACACTCTGAAGTTTCTGATTACAGAAAACAAGAGATTGTAAGAGAACAATCTTCAGGGCTTGCAGAAACTGAAGCTGAGAAATTAGCATCATTAGTAGAAGATGTTGAATTCGAAGATAGCGAAACTTTTGAAACAAAAGTAAAAACTATCAGAGATTCATACTTCAAAAGTGAAGTTAACGAATCAGTGGACGAAGTAGATAGTCTACTTGGTGAAGATAATGCTGATGAATCAGTAGTTTCAGAATCAATGGCTAGATATACTCAAGCTATTAACAAACACATTTCTTAATAAAGGGGAAAAAAATGTTTAATGCAGACGCAAATTTAATGGAAAAATGGGGTCCTGTTCTAGACCATGATGGTGTAGACCCAATCCAAAACAAATACAAGAAAGCTGTCACAGCTCGCTTGTTAGAAAACCAGGAAGTTGCCCTTCAAGAAGAGAGAGCTCAAGCACAAGGAAATTTCATTTCTGAGGCTGCAGCTGCTAACAATATTGGTTCAGGTTCAGCACCGAATAACATCGGTACTTTTGACCCAGTATTAATCTCTTTGGTAAGAAGAGCAATGCCAAACTTGATTGCGTACGACGTAGCCGGTGTCCAACCTATGAGTGGACCAACTGGTTTAATCTTCGCAATGAAGTCAAAATACAGTTCACAATCTGGTAGTGAAGCTTTCTTTGATGAAGCTGACACAGATTTCTCAGGAACTGGTACTCATCAAGCTGACCCAACAGGGTTAAGTGGCGTAACTGATGCAGACACTGACGCAACAATTGCTGACGAAGCTGACACAGTCTCAACATTCGGTTCTGGTTTATCCACAGCCGCTGCTGAAAGACTAGGTGTTGGTGAATCAGGAGATGGTTCATTCGGTGAAATGGCTTTCACAATCGAGAAAGCTACTGTCACAGCTAAGTCAAGAGCTTTAAAAGCTGAGTACACAATGGAATTAGCACAAGACCTTAAAGCAGTTCATGGATTGGACGCTGAAGGCGAATTGGCTAACATCCTATCAGCTGAAATATTAGCTGAAATCAACAGAGAAGTTGTAAGGTCTATCCTTAAAACTGCTAAAATCGGTGCTTTACAAACATCTACTGCTGTAAGTGGTATTTTTGATGTTAACACTGACTCAGACGGAAGATGGATGGTTGAGAGATTTAAAGGCTTAATCATGCAGATTGAGAGAGAATGTAATGTTATCGCTAAAGAAACAAGAAGAGGAAAAGGTAATTTCATTATCTGTTCTTCAGACGTAGCTTCAGCTTTAGCAGCTGCTGGTCTTTTAGACTACACACCTGCTCTTTCAGTTGACTTAAACGTTGACGATACTGGTAATACTTTCGCAGGATTACTAAATGGTAGAGTTAAAGTTTACATCGATCCTTATGCAACAGTTGACTTCGTTTGTGTTGGTTATAGAGGTTCAAATCCATACGACGCTGGACTATTCTATTGTCCTTACGTTCCTTTAACAATGGTTAAAGCAGTGGGTGAGAATGATTTCCAACCAAGAATGGGATTCAAAACAAGGTACGGCATGATTGCTAACCCTTACGTAGCTATTGATGGTTCTATCGGTTCAGACAGAAGCAACCAATACTTCAGAATCTTCAGAGTTGATGACATAATGGTGTAAGCCAGAGTTAATACTCTTTTTAAAAGGGGTTCAAACGAACCCCTTTTTCTTTATAAATAACTAT